TACTTGATCTAATAATTTTTTAGGACAATGCTTTTGGAGCATTTCCATTTGTAATTCGGTACCGCCTCGTGGATTCATCAGTCTTTTGTTTTACCAAATAAAGTTAACTTTGCAACTGTTATTTGTAAATCTTGTCTGAAATCCTCATCTTTAGTATCCGTATTTGGGTTAGCTACATCAGCATCAAACTCGGCTTTGTCTTTATAGACTTTACCTGTTCTTTTATTCTTAACTATTTCTACAGCTTCTGCTGGTATTTTTATTACATCACTCATAATTATTTTCTTCCTTGTTGATTATATTTCTTATAACTTCTTTTTTCATGTTTGTTAAGTCTTTTTTTATGCCTCCCAGGACGTTTCCTTGGTTTATCACGAGGGGTAAAATTTAAAAATTTTATCCTAGCCATCTTTGTACCAAGCCATAATTACATATCTTTCTCCCATAATTAATTCGGTAACTTTATGTTCAACAGAAGAGGGAAATAATATAATCTTACCTACATGTGGTTCTACCTTATAACCATCGGGTGGACGACCTACCTCAGTTCTTCCTCCTTGAAAACCATCATTTAAATATGTAATAGTTGTCTGATCATAATTTACGGTATCATTATGCCAATCCTGCGACTCCCCTACCTTCCAAGAGAGTAATTCCATCTTAGTCAGTTGCTTTAAAGGATATATTTTTTTGTAAACATTTCTTAAATTTTGAATAGTTAGTTCATTATTTTTTGGATCTATTACATCAAGTATACTTCCGTGGGAAAAAGAAGAAGCGTTTTTTTTATGTCTGTGAAAATATTTAATTAAAAAATCACAAAGATCTTTACTTAAAAAATTATGTATTTGTATCATTAACCGTTTTCCTGCGATCTATCTATTTGAGCATAAGAAACAATTCCTTGAATTTCATCTTTAGTGCTACATGTCATTTTTAATACATCACTTTCTTCTAAGACTAAAGTTTTAGTAATTATATCTGTAGTAGCTGAAGCTGCTATACTTTGATTGCTAATTCTATAGGTTGTAGAAGCAGAGGAATCGGTAACTTGCGTAACTACTGCAAGGGCTCCTACTGCTGATCCATTACTTAGTTGTATTTGTTTAATTAAACATCTCGCTGAAGCTGGCGAGGTAAGAATATCTACAGTATTTGTAGTAGTTAAATTTATTCCAGCATTTTTATATTGTATTGTCATGATATAAACCAATTAAACGAATCTTGTTCGTTTTTCAAGTCAAATTGAAAAGAAAAATTAAGTTGATTTTTTAAAGTATTTAATGATTCTAGTATTTGTCTTTGATTACCTACATCGTATTCATTTCTAGGTTCGGGTATTTGAATGTTTATTTTTGCCATTATCTCATTCCATCGGGTTGAACATCTGCTCTAAAAGTACCAAATCTCCAATTTTGATCGGTTGATGTATTAGCTATTTTTAAACTAGCTCCTCTTGATCGAGCTCGTGTATCAACTTTTTCAGTAGAACTATTTACTGTAAAAGGTCCGAGAGGCGAGGATGTTTTAGTGTCAGAGGGATAGTCTCTAAGGTTTATTGTAATTTGTGCATCTCCTGTAAGTAATTTAAAATCAGGTATAAATCTTCTTATACTCATAAAAATTTGTCCATCTGATAAATCAAAGTCTCCAGATTGAATAAATGCTGGAATTGCTGTTTTAGTACCCGCTGAATTTACTTCATTATTTCCTACTTCGTGAGCAAAATATGTACTCGCTCCATTGGTATTGGTTACACCTTGTATTGTAGGAAATGTAGGAGTATTTGTAGAGTTAAATTTAGTGGCGTATGGATTAGGAAATAAAGTTGCATCAACCCAAGTTGTTCTGTCTAAGGAGCCTGTTGTCCATACATTTTCTTCATAATTATAAGTTACTATTCTATCTATTTGGGTTGAACCTGATTTAGGATAAAACCAATTTATTTCTCCATATAAATGATTCAAACCGGCATAAATTTGTTCACCACTATTATAATTTATTCCTAAATTATCACCCTTATCGGTAAATACAAAATCTTCTACTAAACATGGAAGTGCTTTGACTGTACCATCATAAACAAAAAATCCTCCTGCTTGTCCCATCCACCACACAGCACCATTAACATATTTAATAGCATGTTGACCAATCAATCCACAACTAGATCCTACTTGTCTAATAGAAAATGTAAAAGGAGGTCCTACAAACTGTATAACATACGCAGAAGTATCAGTTACAATTAATATATAATCTTTAGCTTTTGCTGCTCCTACAATTGTAACCCCTGAATCTAATCTAAAGGTTCCTGCAGTATTAACAGAAGTAGGGGAATAATCATTAATATCTTCTTGATCTGAAAATCTAATAAACATTTTATCTTGTGAACCCGTGCTTCCTATAGTTGTTTCTGTTCCCAAAATAAGTAAATGTCTATCTCTTTCAGAAACAATAGACATTACTGATCTAGTTGGTGCACCACTCACTGCAGTTGCTCGAGTAGTTAATGCTGCTCCTGAAGATGCAAGAGGAGCCCATTCATAAGTTTTTCCATTTTTAACGGTTGCAATTAAGGTTTCTCCAAAATGATCTAAAGACCAAGATGCAGGTTCTATTAATACAGTTGAACTCGTAGAAGCTTCCCCCCATGCTATAAAAAATTCTACGGCAGCACCACTGCTATGTGCATCTTTTGAAGATCCATTAACTCCTCTAGTAATAGTAGTTAAATCGTTACCTGAAATTCCTGTGTATGAAATTAATTCGGTGCCAACTCTTATAACTCCACTTGTAGGAAATCCTGTAGTAGAAGCCAAAGTTATAGAAGTACCTACACCACCCGTACCCGCAGTATCGTTTAATAAAGCACCATTTAAAGTTCCTAAAATTCCTGTTGATCCTCCCCATCCAGATGTTCCAAAACCATAACCAAAAGATTGATTTAAAGGACCTACGGTAATGTAAGGATTTATAACAGCAGATCCTGTACCTGAAGTATTACCAGCAGAATTGGTAGCCATTGTAACTGTAAAAGTGTCAACTGTAGGTACAGTAATTACTTCAAAAGTTTGATCTTCAAAAGCTCCTGTAGTATACCCTGAGCCTGTTGGGACTGTAACAGAAGTGAATGTAAATAGATCTCCTGCTTCTAATCCATGTGCTACTTTATTGACAGTAACTACAGGGTCATTAAGAGTAGCATCAAAAGTTGCACCTGTAATAGCGCTTTCTAAAGGAGTAATATCATAGAATGCTCCTCCATAATAAATAACTAAAACTTTACTCGTTCCTAAAGCCACATATTTTCTACCATCTAAATCTGCCCAAACGAGTTGTTCTCTAACTGCTCCTATTAGAGTGCTATTTAAGATTTCTTCCCAGCCCCCTATTTTTTCAGGAAGACCGTATCTAAATCTAACAAAATCCCCATCAGTCCATCTTCCTGCAGCACCTGTAGGTGTTAATTGTTTATCAAAGCCTGGTTGTATTTTTACATTTGTTAATGGCATACGCTATGATACCATATCATTTATTTTTTTGAAAGATCCACAGGCAATACCTCTAAATCGTTAACAAATTTATTGTTTTCAGGGTCTTTTCTTTCTTCATCTTTTATTGCTTTTTGTAGATGAGCTATAAGGCCTAAGATACCATTAGTAAGAGTATAAACATTTTCTCGTTTAAAAACAAATTTATTACCATTCTTTTTAATGATTTCAAGTTCTTCATCAGTAAAAACAATAGCTCCTTCGGTTACATCGTCATTTAATTGAAATTTCATAATTAGTAATGTCCTCCTTCTATAGTATTATAATTGGTTGAAAATATTATTCTAGGTCCTAAATGAGGTATTTTATTATCCGTCATATGTTCTACTGTGGATTTAAATACTAATAGTCGGCCTGAAGATGCTTTATAATTACAAGTAAGATATGTAAACTCATTAAAGTGTTTTGCGTGATTTATCTCAATAGGATTTAAGGTATCACCTTCTTTCTCTGTTCTTAGTAATAGAGGATTACTAGAATGATATGAAGGACTTCTAAAGCGTGTAGGTTCGTCTTTGGGGTCTGCTTCTAAATAAAATATTGTACTAATAGCCCACCCTAGATGGTTATGCCAATGATTATTTGTATATGATTTATAATCAATATACCACGACTCACAAGCTTTCATGGGTTTGTAATTATGGGCGTTTGTAAAAGTATCTACTTGTTCTTGTTGCCACTCATATAATCTTTTAAATTTTTCATCTTTATGGAGTTGATAATATTGATATTCTTGAGGCCTCTCATCGCTGATATTTAAATACTCTTTATATTTTTTTTGGATTTCATGTATAAAAGGACATTGCGTAACACCGATTACTGTGGGAAACCAACTATGTAAAGTTAACATAATTATTTATTAACAGCTCCTTCTCCTAATATTTTTCGTTTGTCTAATGCCCATTCTTGATAAGGTCCATTTGCATTTACATAATGTAAAAAACATTGATGATGCCAATCTCCTAAAAACTCATTTCTCCAATGCCACCAATCACACCCTTTATATATAACTGCGTCTCCATGCTCTAGTAGCACTTTCTCTCCGTCAATGTATATAGGCCATTCAAAAGTTTTACAGCTATCTATACTCACAGTTACACTTATTTCACAAGATGGTCTGTCTCTATGTTTTTTTAAAACTGAATATTTATTATAAATTCTAAAAAATGAATAAGTAGGAAATAATTTTAGCTGCGTTTTTTCTTCCATTAATTTATGTTTATTTCCTAAAATAGATTCAAACACCCAATCTCCATAACCCCCAGAAGAAGCACCATCTTGCAAATCAAATTGGGTGATATTATTTCTTATATAAATTTTACCGTAAGTAGATAATAATTTTCTTTCTGATTCATCTAAAAAATTTTTAACTATTATATATCTATCCATTATGGCATCCATGCTACAACTACATACCTAGTTCCGCTAGTCACGGGATTAACATGATGAGTAAATATAAAATTACTTGGGAACATAATACACATATTTTTACTTATTTTTAATGTTTTGGTATGTGTTTTAGAAAAATGAAATGTTATTTCACCACCTTCATAATCATCGTTTAAAACAAAAATATAACTAAACTGTCTTGGAGTTGTGTAATGATAATCGGAATGCCGCTGATAAAAATTATCTTTGTCATATTTTAACAAATTTACTTCCAAATTTTCTGTTACTTGGTTATAAGCAGTATCGAGTGTATTAAAATATTCAAAAGTAAATTTTAAAAATCTATGTCTTAAAAAATTAAACCAAAAAATAGATGTAGACTTTTGATTACCTAAATTGGAAATAAACTTTGAGTTAACTTTTCTAATCTTTTCATCTAGCACACCTTTTTTTTCTTTTGTCACTACATGAGCAGGTTCCCATTCAATATCATTTTTCATATATTGAAAAAGTTTTTTTAAAGTAACTTCATCTAAAAAATTTTCTTTTATAAAAACATAATTCTCTATTTCCATGATGTTTTAGTTTTTAACCAAAATCTAGTTTTATACCTATTAAGAAATTGGAGACTCCAAAAACTTGATTGATGTTTCTCCTGTATACTGTCATAAGATTTTATTTTCATTTGCCAATTGTCTCTTTTATAAGGTATTACTTGGACATAGGGAAGACCTTTGTTTAAGGTTAGATTAACTTCCCCTC